GCAGATGACCGCTTCGATATCACGCTTGATCTCACGCACCGACTTCGCTTTGCCAAAGGCAAACTCACCAGCACCCTGGGTGCCGGCAGTGTCGGTTAAACTCTGCACATCAGTCACACCATAGGCGCGAGAACTGATATGAATGGAGTTCGTCATGCGACCGCGAGCCGCAGACTTGTCCTCAAAGTTAACTGGATCTGGAGTTATAGAAGATGTTGTCCTGCTATAATCCTTACCTTCCTCTACCGAGGAAACAACCGGATCACTCAATTCGTCCACAAGAACCTCAACTAAAGTAGCTTTTGGTCCCGGACCCTTCTTAATAGTGGAAGTCACCGGAGTCGCTTCCGGTTCCAGGATCGTTAAAACATCCCGTAAGTCTTCCCTATTTCCCATACTTGCACCCAAATTCTGAGTGGCTGGACTTTCAGCAGCAGCAAGTGTATATGAATCAGCTAATGCCATTTTATTATATTCCTTATAATTATCTCGCAGCGAACATTTCGGCTAATGCATCAGTGGATCCTGACTCGTTAAACGAGGTCCGAGCTTTATCGTACCGGGCAGCGTTTGTGTCCGACACTGGTGCGGGTGCTTTCGCAGGACGGGTGGCAACTTTGGTGGGTGCTTTTGCCTTCGCTTTAGGTTTCGGTTTTTTGGCCGAATCCACCTGCTTCTGATACTCGCCAACTCCCATCAAGTAGAAGGCAAGCGTTGCCTTCCAATTTGGAAGTTGCCGAATCATCGGCGCATCGCGGAGAACTGCCATAGCGGTTTGGTATTCAGAACTTGATTTGTTCTTCCACCAGGGAAATGCTTTCTCTGCCGCACTCGACTGCTCCTGTTCTCTCTTAATAAAATCCTCCCGTGAGGGAAGATGTTCTTCCAAGTCTTCTTGAGCTTTGAGTTCCAGTTCAGCAATTTGAGAAGAATCGTAATCCCTCTCAACCCCGTTAACCGTTACCGTTGTTCCATCGCGATGCCTTCTGCACCACGCCCGAAGTTCCCTCGCTTTGGCTTTTGCCTCCTTTAAGTCCTTCAGAGTCCTAATATCCGCATGGGGATTGTCCGAAACAACCTGAGCCGGCTTTTCAGCATGTTCCCGAAGTTCTTCCAGTTCAGTCCGAGCATCATCTAATTTCTCCTCAGCTTCCCTGGCTCGCTCCTCGGCATCCTTGGCCCTTGCCGTCAAACGCCCAATGCGCTTATCAATCTTCTTCTGGACATCAGCAGAAACCTCCTGCGAATCGTCCTCCGAATCGTCCTCTGATTCCTCTTCGGATTCCTCCTCCAAGTCCTCTTCGGACACATCCTGCTCGGCTACCTCCTCTTCAGATTCAGTAACTTCAGCATCCTTAACCTCAACTTCTGCCTGTTCACTTTCGGCTTCAGTCTCGGTGACGACCTCCGTATTCCCCATAAGGGTCTGGGCAAGGTCATCCAACCCAATTGCCGCAGATTCATTTACCGCTTCCGGTTGGGAGTCTGCTTCTCCCGATCCTTTATTTTCAGCCATGCTATTTACCCTGCAAGTAAGGTTATTTGTCCGATTGTTTTTTATATGGGAACAAAAGAAAACCCGGCCATTGATATGACCAGGTTTTTAGAATCTCGCAATAGACAAAGGTCGTAAGTGACCTTAAATGACCTTAAAGTACCCTAAGTGTCCTTATTTAGGTCTCTTTAGACTTAAAGTCTTCCACGACTTGATCCATTCTTTTGACCAGTTGATCCAGTGAGTCAATGCCGCCGGCATCGTGTGCCAGTATGCCGTGATGCTCTGATGTCGATGGATTGCTCATGTGGGCAATGAGTTCTTCCCGGACACTTTTGATTAGGTCTTTGACCTCCGAAAACCGGGGGTCCATGAGGAGCATTGGAAGATCATCGCTCATGCACCCAACCTCCCGATTTGAGCATTCTCCATCTGATCAAGCTGATGCTGATGCTGCTGGCGGCGTTTGTCCAAGTCCTCCTTGAACTTCGGATCCTCCATGTAACGCTTCGCCGCTGCCGGGTTGTTTTGCATTATCCCGTCAAGAACACCCAACCTGAGTTGGTGCGCTTGCCCCGGTTTGATGTCGTCCTCCATGCCGGCAAATATCTTGGCAAAGGAAGTCTTTTCCTCGTCAATCTGCTTCTGCTCGGCATTCTCGGCAGGTTGCATAAGTCTCTCACCCAGAATCGGATCCAGGTAACTGAAGACCACACTCATCAACTCGGTACGATCCACGACCCCGTTGATATCGAACTCACCCACAACAACCTTCAGGAGGTCCAGCTTGCCCTTGAGCAGTTCCATGTCAGTGTTTGCGACCTGGTAGTTCAGGATGATGTCATATTGCCCCTGAATGTCGTCCTTGGACATGGCAAGGGCTTGCGCTTTGTCGCTGCCCACCACCCGCACCAGGAATTCCTCGGGCGCAAACTGCTGGTACAGTGCCAGAACCTGTTCAAAGACCATCTTCCAGCAACCCAGCCACCTCGAAACCATGTTCTGCTGCCGCATCATGGCATGTGCCTTGTTCTCCTGGGACACCGGTCTCCCGAAATACCTGTCGGCAGTCTCCCGGATTGAATCCTCAATCTCTTTGCTGCCAAAGTCCCAGTTGGGTTGGTCTGCAAACTGGTAATCATCAGACCGCACCCGGGGGATGAAGGTGCCCGGACCCCATTTGGTTGGAGGTCTTCCCGGGGGATGAAACAGCGGCGGGATGGTTGCCAGGTAAGAACGGTCCACGCGACCGTCCCATTCCTGCTTGATCTGCCGCTGCCAGGTGTAAGCTATTTCCCCGTAACCCCGGCTATCGTCCATGCGCCGACTCAGGAATTCCCTGCGGAACAGGACAAAGGGATACATGCCTCCATTGGCATAATCGAGCAACTCGTAGGTCGCACAAATGTCGTTGCCATGAGAATCCGACTGAGCATGTGGGCTGAAGACCGTATACCAGATCCCTGGCACCCCATACTCGTCACTCTTTCTTTCGTAACAATGGATCACCTCATAAACTTCACCCGTATCCAGATAGGTCTTGTTTGCTCCCGTACCTGAGCGGGGAGTCATGTGGTCCCGGGTGATAGTCATCGTCATTCCCTTGGCTTTGTCGATGACGGCATCCACCCACTTTTTGTCCCAATCGCGAGAGTTAACCGCATCCCTGAGTTGTTCAGCGGTCATAAACTCACGGTAAAAGCACATCCTGGCGCGTTGCAGTTCAGTCGTGTCCAGGGGCACAAAGAAATCCTCTCCAACCCGGAGACTGACCAAAGTGGGTCGGTCCATCGTTGTCATTGGGCTGGGATACTGAGCGGATCCGGTTTCCCTTAAATCGATGACGATCTTACGCAAGACCCTCTGGGAAGCATCGGGAAGAAGTTTCCTTCCCATCTCAATGGCTTCATCCTCCCGGGCCGGGTCCAGGATCATCTGGGCAGCTTCCGCGAACTCAGGTTGCTGCTGTGCAATCGCACCGATTTGCTCCAGGTCAATCTCCTCATAAGTCAGGGTCTGTTCTCTTTCCCAGAAAACCCCCATCACCGAGAGACCGTTTTCCAACATCGAATTCGCGCACAATTCTGCTTCGGCAAAAAACTCATCGATTGCATTGTTGCTCGCATAGCGAAGCAGGTTGGTCGTCAAGTTCGCTTGCTCGGCATCGTTGCTCTCAAGAGGTGCCGCATTCAGTTGCATGTTGCGAAGGGATGTCATCAACAGATCCACATCCTCGTTTATGTAGGTATCCACCAGGGGCACCTTGCTGTCGCTACACCCGTCAAACGGAACGGGGTTGTACCCCACATTCCCTTTCCATTTCCTGCCATCCTGGGACTGCCCCGCCCAGCGATTGTATCGCGCATCGGAATTCAGTCCGCTGCGATTCATGTAATCGTTTGTGCGAATCGCCGCTTGATTCAGTTCCTTTGCCAGTTCGTTAATATTTACTTTTTTATTTGCCATTATAAATCTCCAATCATGGGCAAGGCACAGATACCTTTGCCCCCTCCGGGCCAAGCCGAAGAAACTTCCTAACAGATTCCCGTGTGTACCTTCGATTCCGCCTGTACACTGGCAAGGTAACCAGTATCCCGGCCCTTTCGAGTTCCCTTAGCCGGCGGGAACGCAAACCTAAAATCCTTTCGGTAGTCTCGGTGGTTAGCGTTAGTGGTAGGTCGTTAAACTCCATACTGATCCCCTCCGGTTGCCGTCATCATAATA